CTGTTGGTTTCTAACCCACGAAACACCTCGATCAGCCACGATCCGACCAGTCATGACTAAAAAAGGATAAATCGGACATGAGCGAACTGCATCTGGTTGAATCGACTTTAGGAGGTGTGCAAACACCGCGTATTCACTCTCCTTTGAATGATTTACCGACAAAAGGCAACGAAATGATCGACTTTGCAGCTGAAATCGGTATGCCTTTGCTTGAATGGCAAAAGTTTGTGGCAATTCATGGCCATAAAGTCAAAGAGGATGGCCGTTGGCATTCCCAACTTAATAACCTTCTCCTTGCAAGGCAGAATGGAAAGTCCACATTTATGCTAATTCGCATTCTTACCGGCATGTATGTTTGGGGAGAAAATTTACAGCTGTCATCAGCACACCGACTAACAACTTCACTTGAAACATTTAGACAGATGGTTAGCATTATTGAAGGTAATGACAAACTAGCTTCCGAAGTAAAAAAGATTAGATGGCAACATGGTGCTGAGGAAATGGAATTAAAAGGCGGTCGTAGGTTTGTGGTAAAAGCTGCAAACAATGCCTCAAGAGGAATTTCTGCACCATCCACAATTCATTTAGATGAGTTGCGTGAATACAAAGATGAGGATGCTTGGTCATCAATGCGTTATACCATGATGAGTTCCAAAAATCCGCAGGTATGGACTTATTCAAATGCAGGAGATCAACATTCAGTAATTCTAAACAAACTTAGGGAGCGTGGACTAGCAGCCTCCACAAATCCCTCCGATACGATCGGTTGGTTTGAATGGAGTGCAGAGCCGGACTCACCAATTACCCTTCCGTCAGGTGAAATCAATTGGCCAGCATTCGCTCAAGCCAACCCATCGCTTGGCACATTAATGCACCCTGATAATCTTAAAGCTGTAATTAATGATCCACCTGATATTGTAAAAACTGAAGTATTATGTTTGTGGGTCGATACAATAAATTCAGCAATTGATGCTCAAAAGTGGGAGTTATGTAAGACTGATCCAATACCGCTTGATCCTGAAAAACCTACTTGGTTTGGTTTAGATTTATCTCCTGATAGAAAATTTGCAGCTCTTACTGCAACTCAAAGACTTCCAGACGAAAGATTTAATTTAGTTTTACTTCATACTTGGTCGAATGATTATTCAATCAATGATTTAGCGGTGGCAAACGATATTGCTCCTTATGTTAGAAAATACAATGTTCAGACTATCGCTTATTCAGCAAGGACTGCACAGGCCGTTGCAAGTCGGTTGATCCCTGCTGGATTTTCCTGCACTAATATGGATGGGGCGATTTATGCTGAATCATGTGATCGGTGGTTAGGCGCAATTAATTCCCATCGATTACAGCATGGGGGTCAAGACGAACTGACTCAACAAACACTTTCCGCTGCAAAACTGCCCTATGGGGATGGGTCATGGATCATCGGGAGGCGTGCAAGTAGAGTCGCAGTTTGTGCAGCTGTGGCTTCTGCTTTAGCAACTTATTTTGCGACACAACCTGAAACAGAAATTGACATACAAATAGCATAATTAGGACTTAATGGTATAATCTATACTAATGGGATTATTAGATAGATTTTTGACAAATAAGACACCGGCAGTTTCAATGGATGTCGCTGCCAGCATTCCTTACAATTTACAACAATCTTATAATGGATTATTTAGTGGATCACAAACAGCTACTAGAGAACAATTTATGGCTGTGCCAAGTGCTGCTCGCGCTCGCAATATAATTTGTTCAACAATTGGATCATTACCAATTGAAACTTATAATCATTTTACAAAAGAGCATGTTCGACCAACAAGATCAATCATGCAGCCAGATCCAAGAATTGCAGGATCAGCAATCTATGCTTGGTTGTGCGAGGATTTACTTTTACGAGGCGTAGCTTATGGACAAGTGCTCGATCAATACTCAAGCAGCGATGGTGCTCGAATTAGAGCATGGACAAGAATTTCTCCTGATCGTGTAACTTACAAAACAAATGTTCAGCAAACTGAAATCATAAGTTACAAAATTGATGGACTTGATATTCCAACAAGTGGAGTCGGAAGCATAATTGTATTTAGTGGATTAGATGAAGGTGTATTAAATCGAGCAGGTAGAACAATTAGAGCTGCATTGGAATTAGAAAAAGCGGCTGAATTATACGCCAAAGAGCCAGTTCCTACAATGGTGTTAAAATCAAATGGCACAAATTTAACTCCTGAAAGAATTAGCAGATTATTAGAAAGTTGGAAAGCCAGCAGATCAACAAGAGCAACTGCATTTTTAAATGCTGATGTTGAATTGCAAGCATTAGGATTTGATCCACAAAAATTACAATTAAATGAAGCACGCCAATATCTTGCAACCGAAATTGCTAGAGCTGTGGGAATTCCAGCATCATTTTTATCTGCTGAAACTACCAGCATGACTTATAGCACAACTGTTATGGAAAGAAAAGCACTTATTGATTTCAGTTTAAGAAACATAATTACACCATTGGAGCAAAGATTATCCGCTGTGGATTTTGTACCAAATGGCATTGAAGTCAAATTTGACATTGACGATTTCTTGCGTGGATCAGCTTTAGAGCGTGCGCAAGTTTATGAAATCCTAAACCGCATTGGCGCGATGAGTGTCGAGCAAATACAAGAGGAGGAGGACTTAATCCGATGAAGATTAATTTCCCAATAACACTAACCGCAGCTGATAGCCGAAAAAGAACAATATCTGGAACAATCGTAACTTGGGGTGAGCGCGGAAATACATCAGCAGGAGCAACAGTATTTGAAAAAGGCTCAATTGATTTTTCAAAGCCAGTCAAATTGCTATTAGAGCATGATCGCACTCGACCAATTGGTAAATTGATGGACATCACAGCTGATGATGCTGGTATTGAAGCCACATTTAAGATCGCTGGAACTATTGCTGGCGATGATTCATTATTGGAAGCAGCTGAGGGATTACGCGATGGATTTAGTGTTGGAGTAATGGTTGATGACTGGAAAAACAAAGACGGAGTCATGTCAATCAAAGCAGCTAAATTAATCGAGGTTAGTTTAGTAACAGATCCAGCAATTGATAGTGCAAGAGTTGCAGATGTTGCAGCAACTGAAACACCAACAGAGAATTCCGAAGCAACCGCTGAGGATAAAACAACACAGGAGGAAAAAGTGTCTGATATAACATCAGAAGCTCCTATCGCCACCGAAGCGGTAGAAGCTGCTCAATCCGAGCCTGTGGCAGTATCAGCAACTCAACCAGTTGCTTACACAAAGCCACGCTCACCAATTACCAACAAAGCAACCTATTTGGAGCACTCAGTTCGCGCTGCATTAGGAAATGACGAAAGCAGAATGTATGTTCGCGCTGCTGATGACACAACATCAAACAACGCAGGTCTAATCCCAACTCGTCAATTAACTGAAATCATTAACCCATTATCAAATGCTAATCGTCCAGCAATTGACTCAATCACAACTGGTGTTCTACCAGATGCAGGAATGACTTTTGAAATTCCTAAAATTACAGCTGTTCCAGCAGTAGCAGAAGTTGCTGAGGAAGGCGCAATTGGCGAAACCGGAATGACATCATCATTTTTAACTGTAAATGTTAAGAAATATGCTGGCGGACAGGAATTCACAGTTGAGCTATTAGATCGCAGCTCTCCAGTATTTTTTGATGTATTAGTTGCAGAGATGGAGAAGGCTTACGCCTATGCAACAAATAACGCAGTTCTAAACGCATTAATTGCAGGTGGAACTGATGGCGGAAACCGCACAATGTCAAATGTCAATTTCCAAGATTTCATTTCTGATGCTGCTGTAAGCATTTATGGCAACACACTTGGATTTGCACAAAACTTAATTGCATCAACAGGTCAATGGGGTGCAATCATGAATTTGGTAGATGGAAACAACCTACCTCTTTACACCAATGTCATTAACCCACAGAATCGTGGTGGAGGCGTAACTCCTGGCTCAATTGGTGGAAATGTGCTTGGACTTAACTTCCGCGTTGATCGTGGACTTGGATCTGGAGTTGGCGATGACACATTAATCGTTGTAAATCCAGAGTCTTACCAATGGTTCGAATCACCACGCTATCGCCTAGAAACTGCACTTAACCAAACAACTGGCAAGATCACAGTTGCTTACTATGGTTATGGTGCAATTGCAACTAAGGTCGGTGCTGGTGCTTACCTATGGAAAGTTGCTTAATTAAGTAATTAACTGAGTGCCTATGGTTGCTCCCGATCATAGGCATCCTTTAATGGGAGTAAGGAGATGACATGCCAACTATTATCACAGCTACACAGTTGAGATCTGTGCTTGGCGTGTCATCTGCCTTGTATGATGACACATATTTAAATGGTTTGATAGATACGGCAGAAAATACGATTCTGCCAATGCTCGTTACATTCAAAAGCCCGATTCAAAAAGTGTCGCTGACTAACAATGTCGCCACTTTCACTACACTTGGAATTCATGAATTTACCGAAGGACAATCAGTCGTCATCGCAGGATGCGGATCACCTTACAATGGAACAAGAACTGTTCTTGATACAAATCTTGGACAATATACCTTTGAAGCTGCGATCACAAATGCCGATTTGGATGAAGCAAATGTTATACCAAGCGGAACTGCAACCCTTTCTAGCGCATCAACTTATGTTGGAAACAAAAGTGTTGAATCAGCTGTCTATGCAATATCAGTCGAAGTTTTTCAATCAAGAGTCGCAGCCGGAGGACAAATCGAAGGAGTAGATTTTACAGCGACTCCTTATCGTATGGGTCGCAGTTTATATTCAAGAGTAATTGGAATTTTAGGGCCTTATGTAGATACTGAGGGAATTGCCCAATAATGCCTAATCAGACAATCCTTGAACAAGTTCGCACACCATTAGCAACCGCTTTATCTAGCGTTGCTGGAAATGTTTATTCATTTGTGCCTGAAACAGTAATTCCACCAGCTGTCGTGGTTGTTCCAGATAGCCCATACTTGGAATTTGAAACAATTAACAAATCAAACATTAGATCAAAAGTCAATATGACGATCACAGTTGCAGTTGCATATAACAGCAATCCTGCTTCGCTCGACAATATCGAGCAGTTAATCATAAGCGTTCTGGCAGTTATTCCAGCGGGATACATTGTCAGCTCGGTCGAAAGACCAACAGTTACCACAGTCGGAGCATCGACTTTGCTTATCGCAGATGTTCGAGTATCTACCTACTACACACGCACAGTCTAAGGAGAAATAATCATGGCAACAGTAGTCATCACTGGTCGCGATATTTCGTTGTCTTTCACAGGTGGAACAGACATCGAAGCGCAAGCAACCAGCGCAGTTTTAACAAAGGTCAATGAGCGTCAGGAATATCAGACACTTGATGGCACAGCTTATAAGACCACAAACATTTCAGGAACATTCGCACTATCAATGTTGGCTGACTGGGGCAAGGCAAACTCAGTTTGTGAAGCTCTATGGACAGCAGCAGAAACTGCTCCAGATACAGACATTACAATTACTCTTACAGCTGCAACTGGGGCACAATTTCAATTCCCAGTAAAGCCAGAGTTTCCAACAGCCGGTGGATCAGGAATTGATGCACAAACTGTTGATTTTGAATTTACAGTTTCAGGTGGAGCAGTAACAGAAACATTTAGTTAAGAAATAGAAACGGGAGCAAAAAATGAAGTTATCAATTACAATTGAATATAACTCAGGCGAGCAAGCCACTTATGTAGCCCAACCGCCTGAGTGGGCAAAGTGGGAAAAGACAACTGGTCATACCATAAGCCAAGCAAAAGAAAAACTTGGCATGTGGGATCTAATGTTTTTGGCTTATAACGCACATAAGCGAGAAGCAGCAGGAAAGCCAGTAAAAGGATTCGAAGTATGGATGGAAACAGTTGCCGATGTAATTGTCGGTGATGCAGACCCAAAAGTCATCCAGCAGGAAGCCTAAGCAGATTATTGGTTGAGTTGGCAATAGCCACGCAAATTCCAATGAGTGAATGGGTTGATTCAGACGACATTTTGACAGCGATCGAAGTATTGGAGCAGAGGTATGGCAAGTGAAACAATCGCCTATAATAAAAAAGACCTACGCGACATTTACAAGGCTTTCAAACTTATGGATGAACAAGCTACTGATGAAGCACGCCGTCAATCTGCTGCTCTGGCGTATTTTGCATCTGAGGAAATTAAACAAGCAGCTCGAGGTCGAACAAAGGCTGGCGCGGTTGCGCAAAGAGTCGCGGATGGCGTTAGCATCTCTAAGTCAAGCAAGATCGGTGAATTTAGTTACGGATTCGCACGCCAAAAATTTTCAGGTGGTGCTACTACGCAAACCCTATGGGGCGGTATTGAGTTTGGTTCAAATAAATTCAAACAGTTCCCTGCATATTCTGGACGGCAAGGTCGTGGATCTCGCGGATGGTTCATTTATCCAACCCTTCGCAGAATTCAGCCTGAATTGATTAACAAGTGGGAACAAAGTTTTGATCGCATCATTAAGGAATGGGTCTAATGGCTACCGGTAATCGCACATTAAAGTTATCAATCCTTGCTGATGTTGATGACTTAAAAAAGAAGTTAGGCGAAGCTGATAAAGCCGTTGAAACTAACTCAAGCAAGATTTCAGAGTTTGGAAAGAAGGCTGCTGCTGCATTTGCCGTAGCTGCTGCTGCTGCCGTTGCCTATGGCACTAAATTAGCCATTGATGGGGTCAAGGCTGCAATAGAGGATGAACAAGCACAGTTAAGATTAGCCAATGCTTTAAGACAGGCAACAGGGGCTACTGATGCCCAAATAAAGGCAACTGAGGACATGATCCTAAAAACTTCTTTGGCAACTGGTGTTGCTGATGACAAATTGCGTCCGGCGATGCAGAGGTTGGCGGTAAGTACAAAATCAACTGAGGAAGCCCAAAAGTTATTAACCCTTGCTTTAGATATTAGTGCAGCATCAGGTAAAGATTTAGAAACTGTTGCAAATGCTTTAGGTCGTGCTCAAGATGGAAATGTTACTTCACTTGGCAGATTAGGACTTGGCTTATCAAAGACAGAATTAGCCACATTAAGTTTTACAGAAGTTCAGGCAAAACTTGCTGAACTATATGGTGGCGCAGCAGCTACAAATGCTGAAACTTTTCAAGGAAAAATTGATCGCTTAAAAGTAGGATTTGATGAAGCAAAGGAAAGTCTAGGCGTTGCATTATTGCCAGCAGTTGAGCAATTTATTACATTCTTAAACGATACAGGCATTCCAACATTAAACGCATTTATTGCAGGATTAACTGGTGATAAAGGATTAAGTGCCAGCCTTACTGAAACTCAAAGAGGTGCTGAAAGTTTTGGAAAAGCCATTGGCGTAGTTAGTAACATTATTTCAGGATTTATTACATTTTTAAGAGAAGCAATTGGATTAGTCGTATCTTTAGCAAATGAACTTATTAGAGTAGTTAATATAATTCCAGGAGTAAATATAGGGTCAATTCCAAACCCTGCTCCATCAGCTGGTAGATCATCAGTTCCAACAGTTCCCACTCCACGAGGTGGATCAAACTTTACCTATGGATCAGGCAACCCGCTTTATTTAACTGTTAATGCTATTGATGGCGAGGGTGCTGCTAGAGCTGTTGCACAGACCTTAAACAGTCAAGCAGCTAGAAGTACGACTGCTCTCAGGGATAGATAATGACTGTTTTTACACCAGACTGGAAACTTACTGTCGGTGGGGTTGATTATACTGACATAACAATTGCCGATGTTCAGCATCAGGCAGGTCGCACAGATATTTACCAACAACCACTTCCGTCTTATTGCCAAGTAACTTTTATTGCATTGAATGGTCAAACATTAGACATAGATATAAATGATAGTTTTGATTTACAAGTTAAAGATAGTTCAGCAGCTTATGTGAGTTTATTTGGTGGCGAAATTACAGATGTAATTATTGCGGTTGGTGCTACTGGATCTAAGGCCACAGTTGTCGAATATACAGTTATTGCGATGGGTTCGCTTGCTAGATTAACCAAAGAAATTTGGGATAACAATATCTCGCAAGATGAGGACGGCGATCAGATTTATGGCATTCTGTCAAGTGTTTTATTAGGTACTTGGAATGATGTGCCATCAGCTTCAACTTGGAATACATACAACGCAACTGAAACTTGGGCTAATGCAGTTAATTTAGGATTAGGCGATATTGACCAACCCGGCCTTTACACAATGACTGCTCAATCTCAAACTGTAGATACTATTTACAACATTGTTTCAGATATTGCCAATTCGGCCTTTGGTTATATTTATGAAGCCAATAATGGAAACATTGGATATGCAGATGCAGACCATAGACAAAATTATCTATTAACTAATGGTTATGTTGAACTAGATGCTGGTCATGCTTTAGGTAATGGACTTTCAACAATTATGCGTTCAGCAGATGTTAGAAATGACATTTATATCAATTATGGCAATAACTTTAATTCACAGGTTACAGCTACAGATGCCAACTCAATTGCCTTATATGGATACAAAGCCGAAACTATCAATTCTAGGGTTCAAGGTGCTGTCGATGCTCAGGCTATTGCTGATCGGTATATTGATCAAAGAGCCTACCCACAGCCAGCATTCCAATCAATAACATTCCCAATAACTAACTCAGAAATTGATAACAATGATCGCGATGATCTATTGGGCGTATTCATGGGAATGCCTGTTGATATTAGAAATCTGCCAAGCCAAATATCAAATGGCACATTTCAAGGATATGTTGAAGGCTGGTCATGGAGCACACGATTTAATGAGTTGTTTTTAACGATCAATGTTTCACCAACTGCATTTAGCCAAGTGGCGATGCGTTGGAATACCACGCCAATTACAGAGGCTTGGAACACAATAGACCCAACATTAACTTGGGAATACGCTACAATAGTAGCCTGATAGGAAAAGGATAAAATGCCAACAACTACCAATTATGGCTGGACAACACCAGCAGACACCGATTTAGTTAAAGATGGTGCAAGTGCAATTCGCACACTTGGAACTGCAATTGATACAACAACAAAGAATTTAAACCCATCTACAACTCTTGGCGATATTGAGTATCGTTCATCAACTGCTAATACAAACACAAGACTTGGAATTGGATCAACTGGAAATGTTTTGACAGTTTCAGGTGGCGTTCCAACATGGGCTGCACCAGTAGCAGGTGGCATGACACTTATATCCACAACAACTTTAACAGGCGCATCAGTAACATTATCATCAATACCATCAACATATAATGAATTAAAAATTTATATAAAAAACTATTTAAGTGCTGGTGATGGATACCCAATACAAATGCGCTTTAATGGTGATACCGCATCAAACAGGCATTTTGCAAATTTAACAGTTGCAGAAAATTATGGTGCAAGTTTTAATGCTACTTTTGTAAGAGTTGTAACTTATGCAGATAGTGCAGTTGGTGACAATTTAACAGTATTAGAAATACCAGATTATGCAAATAGTACCACAATGAAATTTTTTACTTCAGTTTCTTTAGGAAATAATGAAACAACCACCACACAATTTAACAGTTGGTTTAATTATGGTTTTTATAACCAAACTACAGCAATTTCTAGTTTAACATTTTTACCACAAACTGGCAATTTTGGTGGCGGGCAAATCCTACTTTACGGAGTTAAATAATGACTAAATCAAAACCACAAATAAAAATAATCGATTGCACAACTGGCGAAGAAATTGTTCGAGATGCAACTGTTGAAGAAATCGCTCAAATAGAAATAGATGTTGCAGCAGGTAAAGCTATTGAAATGGCCGAAACTGAAAAAGAAATGGCTAAGCAAGCAATTTTAGATCGCATTGGCTTAACTGCCGATGAACTTAAAATGATACTTGGCTAATGAAGCCATTTTTATCAAAAGCTGCTGATACTTTACGCGACCAGATAAATGGAGCGTTTGTGGGTAGGAGCAGGAAAGCTGATGGATGGATCGGCGATCATAAGCACGCATCTAGAAAATCCGATCACAACCCAAGATCTAACGGAGAAGTTTGCGCGATCGACATTGACGCTGGCTTATCTGACCAACAAGGGATTAGTTATGATTTGGCAGATCAGCTTCGACTCGCAGCAAAAAAAGATAAGCGTATATCTTACATAATACATGCTGGCAAAATTGCTAGTGCTAGATCATTATGGAAGTTTAGAAAATATACTGGGATAAATCCCCACCACAGGCACATCCATATTTCATTCAAGCCAAATCAAACTGGCGAAAAGTTCGACATCCCACTACTGAAAGGTAACTAATGAAACTATCTAAAAAACACAAAGCAGCAATTAAATCATATTTGAGAGCTGTAGCAGCTAGTGGAATAACAGTTGCTTTAGCAATAGTGGCTGACATTCATCCAGCTTATGCAACCTTGCTTGGTGCAGTTGTTGCTCCAATAGCAAAGGCATTAGATCCAAAGTCCGGGAGTGAAGTAGATTATGGCCTTAGTGAAAAATGAGTCCAAACGAATTAGTCGCATTTGGCGTTGGCGTTTGCAGTATCGCGACCGCTTTATTGCTGGCTCTACGATGGGTTATTAAAAGTTTCTTAAGCGAACTTCGCCCGAATTCTGGTAGCTCGATCAAAGATGCAATTAACCGAATAGATGAAAGAAGTTCTCGACTAGAAACGCGTGTTGATGAACTGTTCTCATTAATTAATAGGCGATAATTTTTGTCATGGCGAACACACGAAAACGCACACCACGCAAAAAGGTTAATCGGAGAGTAGTTCGCCACACTCCTGAGCCATTAAGTAAAATTGATCAACACTACATGGCTTTACATGAATGCTACAAAGCAGCTAGAAAAGCAGGATTTACGCCTGAACATGCTTTCTGGCTTATGACTGAACATAAAACATTCCCTGATTGGATTGTGGGCGATGGCGGAATAATTCCTTCCATAGATCCAACTGACGATGAGGATGACGATTAAGCGATACTTAGTAATAAGTGATTTGCAAATTCCATACCACCATGAAACAGCTGTCAAGAATGTTATTAAGCTGGCTCGAAAAGAAAAGTTTGATTCAGTATTATGCGTGGGTGATGAGATTGATTTTCAAACCATTAGTCGATGGGCTGAGAAAACACCTTTGGCTTATCAACAAACCCTTGATGATGATAGGACAGCAACTCAAGAAATCCTTTGGGCATTAACTGAAAATGCTAAGGAAGCCCACATTGTTCGATCAAATCACACCGATAGGCTTTACAACACTTTATTAAAAGTGCCGGGCTTAATCAGCCTTCCTGAGCTGCAATACTCAAAGTTCATGGATTTTGATTCTTTAGGCATAACCTTTCATAAATCATTTTATGAATTTGAGAAGGGCTGGATATTGGCTCATGGCGATGAAGGTAACTCAAATCCTAATGCCGGTATAACTGCCCTAAATCTGGCCAGAAAGGCCGGTAAGAGCGTAGTTTGTGGCCACACCCATAAGTTAGGTATGTCAGCCTTTTCTGAGGGCTTAGGGGGCCATTACAGGCCTTTATATGGTATAGAAACCGGAAACTTAATGAATAAAGCTAAGGCCAGTTATACAAAAGGCCTCGCCAACTGGCAAATGGGCATAGCCATCCTTGAATGGAATGGCAAAAACATGACCCCAACGCTTATCCCTATTAACAAAGATGGATCATTTACAGCTCTAGGAAAGAGTTATGGGGCGTGAAACCGATTATCGGGATAGGACGATTGATGACCATATCGACGATTTTGAGGATATCAGCGTTATCTAATCGTTATAAACGACACGCTAAAAGACTATTGAACTGTCGGTAAATATCGTCATACTAATCCCAACGCAAACAAATGATTTGCGGAACGGGAGCAACAAATGGAAACAGCAATTTATTTATGTATTGGGTTTATTACCCTTTATTGGTTTGTAGCCTTAAAAATAGAGGATCGCAAACAAACACATTACTGGAGAGGCCGTCGGGATGGGTGGGAACTTCATCGCCGAATGATCCAAAACAAGTCAGATCAGGTTTTTGATTATGACAAAAACTGAGGATCTATTAAATGAAGTCATTACTACGATCCAAGAGCGCGGAAGTGTCTATGGACATCCGTACTACAATCACAAAAGAATCGCAGGATTGTGGAGTGCATA